TTATGGCGCGAATTGCTCTTGATAAATGCGCTCTTCCAAATGATTTTCGGGATCAAATAGCAAAATCGAGGATAGCTCTCTTGCCTCACATATATCAACCGATACAATATCGCGAATTTCATTTGCATCGGCGGATGCGCTAACGGGGCGTTCGGACGAGTTTATTATCTCAAAGCGAACTAGGCTTGTATTTGGCAATAATGCCCCTGCCCATCTACGCGGGCGAAACGCGCTAATCGGGGTAAGTGGCAATATATTCGCGCTCAGCGGTATGATCGGGCCTGCCGCGGATGAGTTATAAGCCGTGCTTCCAACGGGGGAGGACAGCATTATCCCATCACAAACAAGCAGCGGCATACGCACCTCACCATTTACAAATATCATAATCTTGGCAGAGCTATGCGTTTGGCGCAAAAGCGATACTTCGTTATATGCTATATGCTCATGTATTTTGCCATGGATATCGGTTGCAACCATTTTAAGCGGGTGTATCTCATGTTTATGAGCCTTTGATATACGATCTATCAGGTTTTTCTTTTTATATTCATTAAGCAAAAAACCAAGCGTCCCTAAGTTAAGTCCGTAAATCGGCAATGAAATATCTGTAAACTCATGCAGCGCGCGCAGCATAGCTCCATCCCCGCCAAGCACAACAATAACATCTGCCCCCTCAATCGGGTGATGTCCGTAGAGCTTTGATAGCTCTTGGAATGCTTCTTGCGGGCGTTTTCTATTAGATGCGTGGAAATATATCTTCATGTTATTCTTGCCATTCTAAAGGATTATTCAAGAAATTTTCCACTGATTTTAGAGTCCCATCGTCAAAATAATTATTATCTTTGGCGACTTCCAAAACATCCCACCATGTGCAAAGCGCGTGTAAGTCTATCCCAAGCTCTTTCATATTTTTTGCGCTAGCATCGAAAATACCGTAATGAAATACCACAAAAGCGTGATCTACTTTTGCGCCAGCATCTCTAAGAGCCTTAACAAATATCTTTTTACTGCCGCCGTCAGTTTGTAAATCCTCGATCAAAATCACATTAGGCTTTTTGCCAGCGTCATTTTTCTCAGGCAAAACCCCTTCGATTTGAGCCATTCTGCCGTATCCCTTTGGCTCTTTACGAACATAGATCATGGGCTTATTCAGTCTATCTGATATGAAAGCACCATACGGTATGCCCGCAGTCTCGCCGCCTGCAAGTATATCCAAATTATCCGAGCCAATATCAGATATAAGCAGCTTTGCCGCATGATCCATAAGTTTGTTACGCTCTTTCACAAAGGAAACAAGGCGGCGGCAATCAATATATACAGGGCTTTTTTTACCTGATTTTAAGGTGAATGGCTCGCTAGCATTAAACAGCACAGACTCGGTTTTGATTAATGCATCCGCCGTATCGCGCGCGATTTGTTTTCGCTCGGATTGTGAGAGTTTGCCGCTTGGAATATCCTCAATAAATAAAACAAAATCCGACATGGTGGAATTGGTAACGGATAAAACTTTGGCAAGGCTTTCAGTAGAAGGCCAGCGCGGCTTTCCATCAGGGCTTATGCGCTTGCTTTTATTGAAAGAAGTAGGGTCTAACCCCGCAAGCTTTGCTAGCCCCGATGGGGAATAGCCGTTTGATTTTGCTAGCTTGTCAAGTCCTGACCATATTTGCGAGTGCGTAAACATATCTAATCCTTTTTAAATCTATAGGACATTAGTCCCATTTATATGATTAAAAATAAACAAGAAAATATTCCTATTTTTTCTTGACATGCGGATTTTTATACATCATAAAGAGAACACAAAGGGAACAGTTGCGAGTTTTTACAGCTTTGTTTCATAGTGGAATTTCATAAATATAAAAAGCAATACAAAAAAGGAGTAGTTATTGTGGGGGATACAGTAATTAAAATAATGGATAATGCTAAGCCATTCGATAATGTTGAGGAAGCATGGTTTTGGTTTATAGCAGCGCAGCAAGCAAAAAATGATGGTGCGCGGTTTACTGCGGGCGGGGGGCTGGTTCAACGTCCGTGCGAACCTGTTGATATCTTGAAAATACTTGATCAGCTTTACAGAAAACGCCGCTTGCTCCGCGATCACTTGCTTGTGTTGCGTCATTATGGGCGGCGGAATATGGCTCCCGATTCGCGTAGAGTTAAAGAGGCGCGCGCATCTTATATATGGGATGAAGCGATGGAACGTATGCAAGAAGTTATGGAGCGCAAGGGCATAGTAACTAAGCAAAGCTGGGTTGCTAAATATGAGGTAGCAAAATGAACGATAGGAAAGTGTGGGTGGTTTTTACTAATCAAAGTGAATTGCCATATCTAAGATTTTTCAAAAAGAACTTTCGCCATTGCTTTGTGATTATTAATGATGGGCAAAACTGGATTAGCATCGATCCTATGGCTAATTATATGGATATTGTTATTCACCATTTATCGCGTGATTTTGATTTGCCAAAATGGCTTAGCTCGCGCGGTCATCGCGTTATCCCAGCTAGCTTTAATCTTGATATAAAAAGACCAGCGCCATGGATGATTTTTACATGCGTAGAAGCTTGTAAGCGAGTTTTAGGCATTCACAAGCGATTTATCATAACGCCATGGCAATTATATAAGTATTTACAGAGTTCATAAAAAACCAAAGCTTGCGACTGCAAGCTCGCGGATAATTCCGTGCTTTTAAAACCAAAAAGGAATCATAAAAATGGGAAGCTTAACTTCAACGCCAAAAATACCTCAAAGGCAGCAGGTGGTTTATATGCCAGCTACTGCGCCCGCGCCAGCAATATCACAGCCAAGCCCAAAAGACGCTCCACCCCCTACAGATGATGCAGGTAATGCAGAACAAGCCAGAAAAAAGAGCTTGTTTGCAAGAAATCGCGGACGATTTGGAACTATAGCAACTAGCTTGCGCGGCTTTTTAGGTGAGGCAAAATCATCCGCGCGCAAAACTTTATTGGGTGAGTAATGTCGCGAGTAACTTCAAGTTTTTAGCATCAAAAAACATAAATTTACCATGAATAGTGATTTTCATTTTAATGAAAATTGTACCGAGCAAGTGCGAGGCGCACGATAGTGCGGAAAAATAGAAAAGAGAAATAAATGATTACTGAAACACAAAATACAGAGCAAGATAATGATATTATCAAAGCAAAAGATCTTATAAATCGCTATGAAGCGGCAAAAAAAATTCGCGATGAATGGGGGGGGCTATGGGATGATTGCTATGACTATGCCCTGCCTCAGCGCGGAGGATTTTCCTCATCTATGCAAGCTGGAAAGCCGCGCACAAACAAGGTTTACGACGCAACAGCGATGGATGCCGCCGATCAATTAGCGGCAAGCTTGCTTGGTAATTTAACCCCGATTTGGTCAGGCTGGTTTGGACTTAAACCCGGCCCTGATTTATCCGAAGCCGAGGCAGACGCAATCGCGCCAGTATTAGAAAAAGCCGCCAAAACCATCCAAGCGCATTTTGACCGCTCTAATTTCGCGGTGGAAATCCATCAATGCTATCTCGATTTAGTAGTGGGCGGCACGGCTGCTCTCTCATTCGAAGAAGCCGATATTGGCGGGTTTTCGGCGTTTAAATTCAGCGCAGTGCCATTATCACAAGTGGTTTTGGAGGAGGGCATAAACGGCTATCTTGATGGCGGATTTAGAACTATTCCCATGACTTTCGAGCAATTAACCAGCCGCTATCCGCTTGCAGAAATCCCGTCTGACATAATAAAACAAGCAACTAAAGACCCGCAGGAGCGCTTTGACGTGCTTGAATGCGTCATTCCAAATGAGCTTGCCTATGACTATATGGCTATTTTAGCCGATGATTTAGAAAAACCTGTCATTTTGAAATCAGGAAGTTTTAGCCAGTCACCAATTATTGCTTTTCGGTGGCTTAAATCACCAGGGGAAATTTACGGCAGGTCGCCAATTATGAAGGCTTTGCCCGATATTAAAACCGCAAATAAAGTGGTTGAGCTTATTTTGAAAAATGCATCAATTGCCGTTACTGGAATTTGGCAGGCCGATGATGATGGCGTGCTAAATCCTGCCAATATTGACCTAACGCCTGGTAGTATTATCCCCAAAGCTGTGGGATCAAAAGGCTTACAACCCCTTGAAATGCCCGGTAGATTTGACGTTTCGCAATTAATGCTAGATAGCTTGCAAGGCAATATTCGCCGCGCTCTTTTAACTGATAAGCTAGCCCCTATTATGTCACCTCGCATGAGCGCAACGGAAGTTTTGGAACGCTCCGCCGAGATGTCTTTGATATTGGGGGCAACTTATGGACGGCTACAATCAGAGCTTTTAACCCCGCTAATCCAGCGAGCATTTGCGATTTTACAAAGGCGCGGAGAAGTGCCAGATATAGCCCTTGATGGGCGATTAGTTGCGGTAGATTACCGCTCACCACTTGCAAGAGCGCAAGGGCAACGCAATGTCCAAAATACGCTTAGCTGGCTTAATAGCGTTATGGCTATGGGCGCGGAGGCAAGTAATAGCGTTGATTTCCCCGCCGCTGTACGGTTCTTAGGAGACGCTCTAGCTGTGCCTAGCGACTTGATAAGAAGTGAGATATTGCCTGAAACACTGCCAGTTGAGGGTGAAATTATTACTGAGACTTAAACCAATGTAGGAATAGTTATGTAACTTGCTTTATATCAAATATTAGTATAATATTTATGTGCTATATTTAACTGTAGATTAACATTATGTTGACAAAACTATTTTTTTTATATATTAGCCATTGATTATAATTTAAGATATATAATGTATTTATGTAGGAGAAAATAATGAATAATGTAAAAAATATTCTAGATACACTCTCTTCTTCTATAGAAGGGCATAATTTGCTCGATGTGAAATTTTTTGCAGGTAAAAATCGTGAGGTTACTCAAGAAAAATTTTGTGAAGAAGCAAACAAATCACTTACCCAGTTTCATTTAGGTCAAGTAGAACCTAAGAAATCAATAGATGGACATTTAAAAGTAGTCTCTATTAATGATTTTTTGAAGTAGTATTGATGTCACTGGAAAAACTAATTGCACAATTTGGTTCTATAACAGAGTTTCCTGTTAAGGTGGATACTGTTCGTGACTGGATTATAAAAAATAACTATCAGGATGAAATTTATTTTATCCCAACGGATATTGATGAAAATATTTTAAGGGGACAATTTAGGAAATATACAAGGCATAATGTTACCTATGGTGATCCTATATTCACTACTAATATTCTTTATGCGGAGAGTATGAATCTTTGTTGGGAGCGTTTTGTGTGTTGTAAAGAAATGATGCATATTTTTGATGCACCTAAAGCTGTTTCTTGTACTTCTGAGCAGATAGATGCTCTTACATCAAGCCTTGTATCATCATATATAGGAAATTTGTCTGACAGCTATTTGGCGGAGCATGATGCTGTTATTTCTGCTTTACGTGTTTTAGCTCCCATTGGAGCTATAAAAAAATTAAATGATGCCTATGGAGAAAGGAAAAAAAGCGACTATGATATTGCTAGATATTTTAGAATACCTGAAATGTTTGTTCCTATTCTCTTCTCTGGTGATTACCAATCATTATGTGATGTTTAAGTGAATTAGAGCGTTATACATAACAATTAACTAACCCGTCATTTGAGCGGTTTTTTTGTGCTTAAAATTAATTAATCACCACAAAGTTACAAAGATCACGAAGTTACACAAAGTTTGTGTAGCTCTGCGACCTCTGCGCCTCTGCGGTAAAAAACTTAAACCACCATTTTCAAACTAAAAGCTTGCGACTGCAAGCTCGGCGGAAGTCCGCCGTAAAACTTAATCTAAAAAGGAGACTATGAAATGACTAATGACCAAAAACACAATGAAGAAGAAAACCTACTAAATGCAGATGTGCCAAAGAAATTTATAAATGCCGAGACTGGCGAGGTGCAAATAGATTTACTTGCAAAATCATATAATGAGCTTGAAAAGCACCTATCAAAAATGCCGAAAAAACCAAAAACGTCTGAGGATTACTGCATTGATTGCTCTCATGGCATGTTTGAAGCGGACGCAGAAATAAACCAGCGTTTGCATGATAAGGGCTTTACCCAAGATCAAGCGCAAGAAGTTTATGACCTTGCCGCTGAAAAGATGGTGCCTATGGTGCATGAAATATCGGCGGATTATAAGGCGGACGCGGAAGTGGAAAAGCTTATCAATCATTTCGGCGGGGCGCAGGCTTGGAAAGAAGTATCGCGCCAATTACTTAGCTTTGGTCAAAAGAATTTGCCAGAAGATGTGCTTGATAATTTGTCTAGCTCATATGAAGGCGTTATCGCGCTTCACCGCATGATGAAAGGTGATGAGCCAAGCTTGCAACGCGCAAATGCAAAAAATACAGGGCAGGTAAATGACGCAGAGCTAAGCTCTATGATGCGTGATCCTAAATATTGGAAGGAAAAAGACCCTGCTTATATCGCCAAAGTTACGCAAGGTTTTCAGAATTTATATGGTAAGTGATAGATTGAAACATAATAAAAGGATTGCTTTGAGTTACCTCTCAAGCAATTCTATTGTTTGAATTTCTATTATATCATCATCAAACATACCGTCGCCACCATATGTTATTTCGGCTGTTCCTGATACTTCATCACCGACATTAAAGCCATTTGGAGAATCAATGTGAGCGCATAAAGCTTTTTTAGGGTCGTTGAGATAAATAACTCTATTGGCGGAAGTTCGCCGTTTTTAATTATAAAGAATGTGATTCTGCAAAACGTCCAGCGACATAGTCATCAACAATTTTTTGAAAGCTAGATTGTACTTTTTTTGTTAAAGGTATGAATTGCAGCGCAACCTTATTGGGGGTTTTACGTACGACTTTTGCCTTGTGATCAACTTCCATTATTTTATCGCGAAGCTTAAATTTTAATGTGAATGTGCAATCTTGCCCAATAGAAAATAGGCGCTCATCTGCGGTAACAAGCAGACCGCCATTGCTCCAGTTTTCAACAGGATGCATTTGTCCATCAATAACACTTACACAGCGATCATCTGCGCGGCGTGAATATTGGCGTTTTTGCGATGATTGATCTTCATCATTAAGTTTTTGTGGCGAAAGAACTTTGCTAAACATGTTGCATCCCTATTGTTATTTTGCTTATGTAAAAAGTATATTGTTATTATTTGTCAAAATTAAGGCAAAATTAACTAATTCATTAAAATATACACGAATTCATAAATAAATGCAAAAAACACTTGACGCAACAGGAATTAAATCCTATAAATAATTCTATCAACGCCATAATTGTAACTTTTATATCAATTAAAAAGTAATTGTGCGATTTCCCAGTTTGTTATTCGACCTTTATTATTTAAAAGCCGAATCTATTTGCGAGCTTTATTAAAGATAATCATTAACAGCTTTTTTCTTAAAACTTAAAAACCAAATAGAAAGAGGTTTACTATGTCTACTACAATAGATCAGGCATTCATAAAGCAGTTCGAACGCGAAGTGCATGAAGCCTACCAGCGTCAGGGTTCTAAACTTAGAAACACAGTGCGCACAATATCCGAAGTAAATGGTTCTAGCGCGGTGTTCCAAAAAGTTGGAACAGGCACAGCTAGCACAAAAGCAACAAATGCCATGGTTCCTGTTATGAATCTGGATCACTCTAATATCGAGGTTATTTTATCCGATTATTATGCGGGTGATTGGATTGATCGCTTGGACGAGCTGAAAACCAATATTGATGAGCGTCAAATTATTGCAAGTGCAGGAGCGCAAGCCCTTGGTCGTAAGACTGATGAACTTATCATAGCGGCTATGAGCGGAGCTACGAGCAATATTATCGCAGACGGTAATATAGGCATGACTAAGGACAAAATCCTAAGCGCGTTTGAGACTTTCGGCGCAAATGATGTTCCAGATGATGCGCAGCGTTATTGCGTTGTTGGCTGGAAACAGTGGAGCGAGCTACTCGGTATTGATGAGTTTGTTAATGCTGATTATATCGGAGCAGAGAATTTGCCATTTGCAAATATCACGCAAGCGAAAATGTTCCTTGGGACTATATTTATTCCGCATTCAGGCTTGCCAACGGATGTGAATGATATTCGCTCTTGCTATTATTATCACAAAACAGCAATAGGTCACGCCGCCGCCTCAGATGTCCAAAGCGATGTTTCATGGCACGGCGATAGAGCCGCTCATTTTGTTAATAACATGATGAGCCAAGGCGCAGGTCTTATTGATGAAGCTGGAATAGTAGTCATTAATTGCGACGAAACCCCAGACTAAAAATAGCTTCCATAGTTTCATTGTGGCTTTGTTAAATTCCAGCTTACGTATAAGACATGCGCCGCGCTGTAATTTGCCTTGCCACATTAAAACTCTGTTTGCTCTTTAAGTCTACTAAAACCAAGGGGTGAGGTCTCACCCTCGTGGCGAAGTGCTGTGAAACAGTGCAAATGCCACGCTTTTAAAACCAAAAAGGAGATAAATCAATGGCTTATACTTCATCTGATTTAAGCGTACTTGCGTATGCGAATAACTTTACCCTGTGGCACTATACAACAATAGATGCCGCAGTAACTACCGCTGGTTATTTTGACAAGGCAGTAGATATGATACGGGTCAATGACCTTATCATTGCCAATGTTGATACCGATGGCGTGCCTGCAACTACATTTTATGTGGTTACAGGAAATGACGGAAGCAGTGTCACTATTGCAGCTTATGTTTAAAGTTTTTAGTTTTTACGTTTTTAAACTAAAGCTTGCGACTGCAAGCTCGGCGGAAGTCCGCCGTTTTTAAACTAAAGCTTGCGACTGCAAGATCGGCGGAAGTCCGCCGTTTTTAAACTAAAGCTTTAAGGGTTCGAGCTGTTATTCCTCATATTTATAGCTCCCCTTATCCGCATTAAAGCTATCGAAGAAGAGCAGCCCCTTATTCCTTGTGAGTAGGGGGTTGTTGCTTTTCTTGACTTTTCATAACGATAAGTGTATGGTGCGCTAAATAATAGTGAGGATTGGTTAAATGAATAAAAAAGAAATCGAAAAAGCACAACTTTTTGACGTATTTGCTTCTTATATTGATAGGAAGGTTATTCCAAATTTAGTGTCTAGTGGCTTAATGCCTACTGATGACAATAAGGTAATGGCAGTGCTTAAAAGGTATAATAAAATTAAAGTTTTTGTTGAGGTTGATTCAGAGGCTAATGTTTCAGTTAGGAGAGGCAAGGGTGAATTTCATCTCAGGCGTGATAAAGCTCAGGCTTGTGGCTATAGATTGTTTGAAGGGGATGTTTCTGATGCTAGAATAGTTACAATGTTAGCGCATTTAAATAGCGGAACTGAGGGTGAGCTGAAATTTAAAGATAGTGCCGTGTTTTTAAAGGAAGAGGCGCAAGAGAATAATGATAGAAAATTGAAAAGCACGAGAAAAGCTAATAAAAAGCTTTTAAAGCGTAGGGCTAAAGCCTTGGATGGAGTAGGGGAAAAGGTCAAAGAGGTATCTAAAATTCTCAACCTTTCATCTGCCCGTTTAACATTAGATGAAGATGGGCGTTTACTTAGAACGGCTAAAGCTGAAATTAGGGGGCATGATGGCGTGGTTACCTATGTAGAGGTTGAGCCAAACTCTGATTTTTTGATTACTAGGTTTGGCAGATCAATTTCTGTAACTGCGGGAGCTGGTGGTGATTTTGAGATTGCTGCAAAGGGAAACATGTCTGGAGCAACTCAACTTGAAATGTTAGAGGCTGTTAGTGGAGGCAATACTAATTCTGAAATTAGTACTAGAGAGTTAGCATTTAAATATGCAGCTCAAAAAATGGAACCATTAAAGGCGGCTTCCCCTGAAGGAAATCATGTTATTATATTTAGTCGCGATGAAGTTAGTGATGCTGCTCAAAATGCGTTCAACGCCTTGGATATAGACCCACTGTAAATAATTTATATATTAATGGATTACCAGCCTCGCATTTCGCGGGGCTTTTTTTTGTGTTTGTAACTAATAACTAAAATGGAGATTTTAAAATGGCATTATCAGATATAGCGCTATGCAGTAGAGCGCTTATAAGAATTGGAGCTGCTCCAATTACAAGTTTTAACGATGGCAGCGCGGAAAGCGAGATCGCAGGAATTTTATTTGACGGAGCGCGGGACGCTCTATTATCCGCTTATGCTTGGAGCTTTGCTAGCGGGCAAGTAGTACTTAACCAGCTAAGCACCGCGCCAGTAGCGGATTATGATTATGCATATGCGCTCCCCAATGATTTTTTGCGGGCGTTAAGCGCAGGCTCGGGGACGCGCGGACGCGGGCTTAATTACCGAATATCGGGAAATGTTTTGCATACAAACGCATCTGACGTGGTGCTAAGTTATGTCTATCGCCCAGCAGAAGAAAGCTTCCCGCCATATTTTGACCAAGCGCTGATAACAAGGCTTTCGGCGGAGTTTACCATTCCTGTAACGGAAAATACCTCGCGGGCTGAGGCTATGTTTGCTATGGCAGAAAAGGAATATATGAGAGCAAGGCAAATCGACGCGCAGCAAGACACGCCAAACGCAATTGAGGACTTCACTCTTATTGATGTTCGAGGTTAGTTTTGTTTGACATAGCTATTTTTTTGTGTAACCATGCAAGGCATATGCAATTGAAAATCTATGGAGTTGGAATTATGGGCGTTGAAAAACCAAGCATTATTGAATTAAGAATGAAAATGTTTAACCGTATAGTTGAGTTTGAGGGCAAGCCTGTTGATATGGGTAACCTTGATGATGTTCAAATGATAAGTGATAGTGGCATTGACCCTCTTAATGATAGAGATGTGGAAAATCATAGAATAGCTTTTTCATTGATGGATATTGATTAGGAATTATGTGCCATAAAATAAAAGGAATTCCTAACGAGAATCTTGATAAGTCTAAAATTTCAGAAAATTATGATATAGATGAACTTGGAATGTAGTGTTTTATGTGTTTATATTATAAGGATAAGCCCGCCGTTTGTGCGGGTTTTTTATTGCTTTGCGCCTCTACATTTACACATCATTGTCATCCCGTTGGAACTCGTAAGAGTGCTTAAATTAACGGGATCTAGAGAATGTAGTCCCGATCGAGTTGGAAATGCTTCGAGTCTTCGTGGTTAGAAATTAACCACAGCGGGCGCTGGAATGACAGATAAAAAACCACAAAACATAGATTAACCATGAACAGTGATTTTCATTTTAATGAAAATTGTACCGAGCAAGAAGCAATGCGTATGCATTGTTCGTTTTATAAAAGCAAACAACGCGATGCGTTGCTTTGCATGAGGCGCACGATAGTGCGGAAAATTAAAGAAAGAATAATCATGACACGTATAAGAGATATAAAAACGACATTTACCGCGGGCGAAGTGTCGCGCGAGCTATTGGGGCGCGGAGATTTGCGCGCATATGATAACGGCGCGTTAGCCCTTCGCAATGTGTTCATAAACCCAACAGGCGGAGCATCTCGCCGCTTTGGGCTTGGCTATATTGACGCGGCGGCGGGCAACGGCAAATTAATAGCGTTCGAGTTTAATACGCAGCAAACCGCATTGCTCGTCATAACTAACGGGCAAATTGACGTTTATTCGGGCGGAGTGAAAGAGACCACCATTACCTCGCCATGGTCGGAGGCTCAAATTACCCAGCTAGCATGGACGCAAAGCGCGGATACTTTGCTATTCACCCATCCTGATACAACGCCAAAAAAGCTTGTGCGCTCAGGCGGTGGAGTTTGGACACTTAGTGATTGGAGCTTTTTCACCAATAATAATATCATAAATCAGCCATATTTTAAATTCGTGGATAGCGATGTAACCCTAACCCCAAGCGGCACTACGGGGGTTATAACGCTCACAGCGTCAAATGACGTATTCACGCTGCAACATGAAAATACACGTATTCGCTTTCGTGGCAAAGAAATGGAGGTAACGGATTACTCTTCACCAACTGTTATAACCGTAAATATTATTGAAGATCTGCCCGATACTAGTTCCAGTATTGACTGGTTCGAGCAAGCTTTTAGCGCAGCGCGTGGATACCCTGTGAGCGTGGCTTTCCATCAAGATCGTCTCGTTATTGGTGGTTCTCGTGATCTGCCAAATCGCCTGTGGTTTTCAAAATCAGGTGACTTATTCAACTTTGATTTAGGAAGCGGGCTTGACGATGAAGCAATAGAGTTTTCGATTTTATCAGACCAAGTAAATGCCGTGCGCGGGATATTTTCCTCTAGGCATTTGCAAGTATTTACCAGCGGCGCAGAATGGATGGTTAGCGGTGATCCGCTCACCCCTTCATCAGTGCAAATACGCAGGCAAACCCGCACAGGATCACGCATTGATCGCTATATCCCGCCTGTTAATGTTGACGGCGCGACGCTTTATGTTGCGCGAAACGGGCAGGAAATCCATGAATATCTCTATACCGATTTAGAGGCAGCCTACACCTCAACCGATTTAGCGCTGCTCTCAAGGCATGTTATAGAAGATCCAATAGACCAAGATTACGACCAGAAAAACCGCTTGCTATTTGTAGTGCGCGGGGACGGTAAATTCGCAAGCCTCACAGCTTTTAGAGCCGAAGCCGTATCGGCTTGGACGCTGCATGAAACTGATGGCTTGGTGAAATCTGTTTCGGTTGTGGGCGATGATGTTTATATGCTGATCGAGCGGGGCGGCGCTTATTTTATTGAGCAATTAGACGCTAGCCTTTATTTAGACTCCGCATTATCGGGTCAAGTAGGAACTCCCGCAAGCGTGTGGTCAGGGCTAGATCATCTAGAGGGCAAAATAGTTTCGATTGTAGCAGAAGGCGCATTAAGCCAAGATCAACTGGTGCAAGGCGGGTCAGTGACCCTAAGTGAGCCTGCAAGCTCGGTTCAAATTGGTTTGGCTTACACTCATATTATTGAGCCACTTCCGCCAAATGAAGTTGGCAAGGTTGGTGCGGGCAGGAAATTGCGCCTTATTGAGGCGATATTTCGCTTGAAAGACACGGCTTCTCTAAGGCTTGATATTGGACGTGGAGCAAAGGATATCGCGCTAGAGCAGTTCGGGGAAACTCAGATATTAGACGGCGGCATGAGCGTAATTAGCGGCGATGTTAAGGTTAGGGCTTTGGGATGGCAAAAAGACGGCACAAAACCGCTATGGAGAATAGAGCAATCCGCCCCCCTGCCGTTTGAACTGTTGTCCGTAAGTACGGAGATTAAGGTGAATGACTAA